TTTGCAACTACTTCCTTTGTTAGAGGTTTGACCTTTGAGAATGCAATTGTTATTGTTGATGAGTGTCAGAATATGACTTTCCACGAATTGGATTCCATCATCACAAGGTCTGGAAATAATTGTAGACTACTTTTCTGTGGCGATTTCCATCAATCGGATTTAGGGAGGAAGTCTGGAATAACTGAATTCATGGACATTCTCTACAAGATGAAGTCTTTTTGTATGATTGAGTTTGACCAAAATGATATTGTAAGGTCTGGGTTGGTAAGAGAATATATCCTTGCTAAAAATGATTTACCAGATGAGTATACCGAGTTTTGGAGAGATAACATAGAACATTACGAACAAAAGATTCAAGAAGAAGAAAATTCAGAAGGTTTTTTAGATAAGATAAAATTATTTTAAAATGGAAAGAGTTTACAAAGTCAAAAAAGCATTGGAATTTTTAGCTAAAATTTTAGTTGACGCAACCGTATTTATTGTTGACTTAATAAAATGGACTCTTTTAGTTGTTCTTGTAGTTGGTTGGACATTTTGTGCGTTTGTATTCATATCTACAATGAGATTCTTTGAAAAAAAATCAAATAAAATTTAAAAAAGTATTGACTTTCCTTATAAAAAAGGTTATAATTATAATATGAAGATATTTAACCATCAGAACGTGGATTTGGGGTATTCTGACCTTGAATCTATAACAAATCCAGACGGAAAAAGGCAATATTTAACTCCATCTGGTAAATCTTACCCATCAATAACCACAATACTGTCATCAAAAGGTAATCCAGCAATAGAAGCATGGAAAAAAAGAGTTGGTGAAGAAGAAGCAGAAAGAATATCCAGAGTTGCTAGGGAAATCGGCAACGCATTACACGATAATTCTGAAAAATACCTAAAAAACGAAATGACGAAAGAAGACTTTTCAAATTTATCTAATATGGATAAGTGGATGTTTAAGAGTTTTAGGAATCTTTTGGATAGAATCGACAATGTGATTGCTTTAGAAACTGCTTTATACTCAGATAATCTTAAAATTGCTGGAAGAGTTGACTGTATTGCTGAGTTTGACGGCGTTCCCGCAATTATCGACTTCAAAAATGCTAAAAAACCGAAAAAAGAAGAGTGGATTGAGGATTATTTTCTACAGGCAACCTTTTATTCGTACGCATTCTATGAAAGAACTGGTAGATTGATAGAAAATATAAGGATCCTTGTCTGCGTTCGTGACGGGCAAATACAGGTGTTTGAAAAAAACGTAAAGGATTATGTAAAAAAGCTTGACAATCGTGTAAAAGAGTATTATAATAAATCCTAAAGGTGTAATATGAAACAATATCCGTACAAAACTTGCCTCAGGTATCCAGGAGGTAAGTCAAAAGCATTAAAAACTATAGCACCGTGGTTCCCTTCAGGTATGAAGGAATATAGAGAACCTTTCATTGGTGGGGGTTCAGTTGCACTAATGGTTTCTCAAAATTTCCCTCATATGCCTATATGGGTAAATGATAAGTATGTATACTTGTACAACTTCTGGACACAATTAAGAGATAATGGGAACGAACTTTCATATAAACTTTTGGATATTAAAAAGAGTGTTGAAGGTGATGATGTTGCGCATAGGAAACTTTTTGATGAACACAAATTGAAAATATCTAAATTAGAAGGCGTTGATCAAGCGGTTTCGTTTTTTATTCTAAACAAATGTTCATATTCTGGACTTACAGAAAACTCCACATTTTCAGTTCAAGCATCAAAGAGTAACTTCTCCCAAGTTGGAATTAAAAAGCTTCCAGTATATTCTAGTATAATACAGAACTGGAAAATAACAAATCTTGATTATTCCGAATTGTTAAAAGCACAAGGAGAAGATGTTTTTGTATTTCTTGACCCTCCATATGATATTAAATCATTTCTATATGGAACTGAGAGAAAGATGCATTCAAATTTCTGCCATATAAGATTTGCTAAAGATGTTGAAGAATGTAAACACAAATTTATGATAACATATAATGTTAACGATTGGATAGTTGAAAGGTATAAGAATTTTTATCAAAGGGAATTTCTTTTACGATATTCAATGGTTCACAGGAAAAATAATAAGAAGTCGGAACTTCTTATATCTAACTACGAAGTTGCCCCTGAGGCAAATACACTACAATCTTTTTTTGAAAAATGAGGTAAAATGCGACAAAACAAAACATTACAGGAAAACATGGAAGATTTTTTCCAAGAAATTGAAAACCGAGTATATCAACATGACATCGGGTGGTTAGAAGCTATTTTAGAATACTGTGAAGATACAGGATTAGAACCTGACAGGGTATCTAAATTAGTATCCCCAAATCTAAAGAGTAAGTTGGAATTAGAGGCAAAGAGTTTAAACTTTATTAAAAAGAGTTCTAAACTGCCTGTATGATAGAGACTAATAAATACAAAAACCTAGAAAAATATTTCAAGATATACCATTCTATCAGATTACACTTTACTACAAACTATGATTTTTTTAAGTATAGGGGTAAGACTGCAAAGTTTGGTGATGTAACGAAAAAAAGAGGGAAGAACTTTATATTCAGACTTGAAAAAAAGTATGGTGATGAGTTCGCAAACTTCCTTGTATGTATGTTCATCTCTTACAGTAAAGACAACTACAGATTAGATCAATTTATTGGAGTTGAGAATGATAAGATATACAACCAATGGAGAACAAGGCTGGGTTCTTTACCGTATCATTTCGAACAAGATTTACAATTTCTAAAAGAGTTAGATGTTCCCTTCAATGACATGTTCAAGTGTTCTCTTATTAAGAATGGCGTTAAGTCTAAAACGCACCCATTAATTCTAAAACACTATATTAAAGATGACATCTGTCTAGAGACTCTGATTATAATTGATATTGTCTTAGGTTATTTTCAACATTGGGACAAAAGTATGGAAAATGATTTTATGTGGAAAGAATTACACTTCAAAATAAAGAAGTATAAACCGTTTTTATCCATATCAAAAGAAAAGTATAAAAAAATATTAAAAAAAGTTTTTGTTTAGTATTGACGATTTACAAATAAAGCGTTATAATATAAATAACGAAATTTCTAAGGAGAAATAAATTATGAGTTTTGCAAGTTTAAAGAAAAAAAGAAAAAGTAACTTTGACAAATTGAAATCGCAACTTGAAACGATTTCATCAAAAGGTGGAAATGCTGAAGAAGAGTATTGGAAACCTGTATTTGACCAAGATGCTGGGGTTGGATCCGCAGTTATCAGATTCCTACCATCAAAAGATAGTGATGAACTTCCTTGGGTGAAAGTTTTCTCTCATTATTTTCAAGGGCCAGGTGGATGGTATATTGAAAAGTCCTTGACTACTATTGGGCAGAAAGATCCAGTTTATGAGTATAATGGAACTTTATATAATTCTGGAGATGAAGCATTAAAGGCTCAGGGTAGAAAGCAAAAAAGGAATGTTTCCTATTATGCAAATATCTATGTTGTAAAAGACCCTGCGAACCCTCAGAATGAAGGAAAAACTTTCTTGTATAAGTTTGGTACAACCATCTTCAATAAGATTACAGAAGCAATCTCACCTAAATTTGAGGATGAAGAAGCGATTGACCCATTTGATTTATGGTCTGGTGCTAACTTTAAAATCAGAATGAAGATGAAAGGTGACTATCTAAACTATGATGATTCTGCTTTTGATAGAACTGCCGCTTTACATGAAGATGAAGATTTTTTGGAAAAGGTTTATAACGAAATAAAACCTTTATCAACTTTCACTGCTGCGGAATCTTTTAAGACATATGACCAACTTAAAGCTAGACTTGATAAAGTTTTAGGTAGGAGTCAAACAGTAACAAGAAATAATGACGCAACACAGATAGTTGAAGTTGAGGATGTTCAAGTATCTTCAGCATCGAATTCGGTTGAAGAGGTGGTATCTGATCCAGATGATGCCCTAGCCTTATTCGAACAACTATCACAATAAACTCATAATGGGGGTGGAGCATTCCACCCCTATAAATACTATTATGAAACCTATAATGTTCTTAGAGAGATATGTTGATCAAGATGAAACTGTAATGTTACCTTTCAGTATCCTAAATCAATATGTTATAGAAGTTTTTTTGGATGATGAAACTAGAACTCCTGTAGAGAATGTCTATGTTCAAGGGAATAAACTTTATTTCAGAAAGTTCTATGATTTATATACTTATCCAACCAAAGTTTGTATAAAATACATCACTAAGGATTTTTGATGGGGGGTTCTAGACAAAATCTTTCAGAAGAAGTTCAAGAATTGGAAAAGGATCTTGTAGAATACATAATTGGAAATATTGAAGACTTGAATATTGAGATTAACATAACAGAAACAAAAGTTTCAAGTCAAGGTAAGTTTAAGAAGTATATTGAAGATAACCCAAGACTTCAGATAAGATATGAAATACATTATTTAGATGAAAGTTTGAGTATAGATCCGATAGACAAAAAAATACTTTACAGGAATAATAAAATAGGTTATAATATAATAGAAATATCAAATGTACACTACATTAAATTGAGAATGTCAATCATAAGTAGAAAAAAATATTTTGAGATGATTGATAAAAAGAAAATGTTACAGGAAATATTGAAGTAGGAGTTATTGTGCCAGTTAAAGTTAGTTATACATATTGTGATTGGTCTGATAGGGAAGAAGTTAGAAAAAAAGTAAGAAAGTGTAAACCAGAAATCCAAGAAGTCAAACCGAAAGAGAAAGAAAATGTCAAATGAATCTTTCAGAAAATCTTTTTCAGAAAAAATACTTTCCGACTATAGGAATCACCTATTCTTATACCAAAGACTCGAAAAAGAAGAAAATAAAATGATCGGCCTAGGTTTAGGTGATACGGTAGAATATAGAAGACTATTTGAATTAACTATGGAGCAAAGATATTTTGTAATTTATCTTAAAAAGATTATAGAATATGTTGCTAGAAAAGACTTGGATTATGTTTACAATTTCTTCTCTAAAAAATCTTCAATAATAGGTCTTGTAAAAGTTTGGAAAAAATATGACATAAAAACTGTCAGGAAATTAAGAAATAAACACGGTAGCGGTGCTGTTGAGGTTATGAAAAAATCAATAAACAACAGTGTCTATAAAATTGAAAAATATATTGATTCTTTAGAGGAAGAATTGAAGGGAATTTGAAATGGAAATAAATCTGATTAGTCTTTTTGTTGTCATATATTTGGCAATGTTGGCAAGTGACTTTACATTCTTTCTATTTAATATTATA